GCAACTCTAAATCTAATAGAAGAACGAGCATCATCATTGGTAATAGGCAATACACCTGTTGGTCGAGTCGTTCCTGTAATAGTTTCTCCAACTTGGAATGTTCCAGATATCATGCTTATTTCTAATAACTTAGGAACACAATATGGAGTTACATTTCTTCCATCTAAGAATGCATAATGTCTTGTAGAAGGTTTAACTCTTGATCCTACAAACTGGACATTCCTTGATCTCATGAAAGAGATTAAATCTCTACTTACAAGTCTATCTCCTTGAGATTCTTGATCAAATTGTTCTGTAACTATTCTTCTAGTTCCTGTACGAATCTGATCAGTAACACTAAAGGTAGTTCTCCAAAGTTGATTTCCTTGCCACTCATCTCTGGTGGTAATATTCGCTGGTCTAGGATCTTGATTTACTCCAGCCCAAATTTCTTCCCAAGAATTCCACACAACAGAACCAAATCCACTTTGAGGATCTCCTCCAAACATATCAGTTAAATCTTGAACCGATTGAGTAAAGTTACCTTCAACATTTATGATATTAGCTTCAAGTCTTTCGGTATCAACCCAGTTATCAGAAGCAGGAGTTAAATCTATTCTCCCTCCCCAAAAACTTATTATGAAAGGTGTTACACTTTCAGTTCTAGTTGCTTGAACTTGTTGTAAATATTCAACTTCATTATAACTTAGACTTACAATATCTCCTGTTTTTTTAATATTAGTTCCTTGAGGAGAAGCGAAAGCTAAATCAGCGTTTGCTGGTGCATTCTCCACAGGGCCCATTAGTAGATCTAATGACGTGGTAAAATGTTTTGGTCTTAGTTCACTGAGTTTAATATCAATACTATTCTTATATTCAACAAGATTTGCCTGTGCAAGGAATGAAGTAAAGTTATCGACAAAGAATCCTGATTTAAATCTATTGATTCCATTTTGATCAGGTAAGAATAAACTAGCAGTATCTGCTTCTAGTAATGAAAGAGTAGTATAATACTCAAGATTTTTAATCCTATTCTCAAGTCGGCCAATATCCGACATCGTATATCTCTTATACTGGAAGAAATTCAAGGAAACATCAGATGTATTATAGAGATAAGCAGGTAAAGAGGCAACAGCAATCTTTAATGCATCATCAGTTGTTCCTGGTTCTTCGGGTTGTTCAGAAGGAACTCCTGTTTTTACTTGGAAACTACCATCTTTGGTAAGATAAATTGCATCCACTCTTCCAAGATACCATGAAAAATCAGTAATGATGGTTTCATCTGACGCTAAAATGTTGGCTGCTGAATTACCTGAAGCATTAAATGTTCTTCCCAAAAATTCTAGAGGAGATCTTACACTTTCAGCTACAGTATAATCAGAAACTCTAGGTCTAATATCAATTAAATCAGTATTTCGGATACCATTTACTGCTTGAATCTCAGTAGAATAGTTAAAAGTAGAGTAAGAATCTACAGTTGTAATATCTCCATCATCAGTTGATTGATAATAACCATTTGAGAAGTAAATTTTTATCTTTTTATTAGGTGCTTTCGCATCAGATTTTCTTCTAATGATAGAATAATTATAAAAATCTTCTTTTTGACCATTTTCACCGTCAAAACTAGACGTAATATCAAAACTAGATGCGTTTACGGTAGTTATTACACCTTCAATTTGAGATTCTTCAAATACAACTGTCTCTCCTTCCTTAAAATTAATCTCATTTTGAGGAATAAATGTAATTTGAGAGTTAGTTACAGACTCTGCCATCAATGCACAAGCATTAGTGGTTCTTCCTCTAACTTTTTCTCCTATTGTAAGATCAGCAGTCTTTCCAGTAGGCCCTGTAAGAGAATCTAATGTCAAAGTTGGAGCAGATGGATCAGAAGTAGTTGCAGATTCGTAAACTTTATGTATTGTTATGGCATCAGGAACATTCAAAGATATTTCTTCATCTTGAACTCTTGTTCCAAAAGGATAATTACCAAATGTTAATCCATCATTAGCAGTTAAAGTTGTAATACCAGATGCTTCATTAGTGGATTTATCAACTAATAAGGTATTAACTCTATTTCTTATTTTGACTTTGGACTTAGGCTTAAGTTTTTTGAGGGTAGTAACAAGAACTGCATCATCATTTCCACCTAAACCATAAATTTGAAGTTGATTAGATGCTGCATTTATTTGAACTTTATCACTTGTCAGAACTTCGGTGGTTCCATCACTTCTTTGTAAGAAATATCTCTCTACTGTAAATGGCAAAAATGTTTCATTAGTTCCTGCATCAAGAGCAGTTGCAAGTTGACCATCTGTGATGTTTACATTTTGAGTCTTTCTAATGACTAATGAAGCATCTGTAAGATCTACATTAGCAACATTATTTTTGGGAAGTTGAGTATAGAAAGAAACATCTCTTGCTTTTTGAAGATCTGCTCCTACAACTGCAAGGTCGGAAACTTGAAGTAATGCAGAAGGTAATTGTCCTGCTGCAACTCCAGTAACGGTGGTAACACCACTGATGTTTATATGACTTGCTCCAACACTTACAACAGAACCAAGAACGGGATCAACACTGTTATTACCACTATATCTAACTAAATTTCCTGTCTTTATTTGGCCTGGAAAATTAGGACTGGTGCTTCTGATTGTACTAATACTTACAGCAGCAGTGGTATTAAAAGCAGTAATGGTAGCAACACCAATTGAGATGATTGGAGTTTGAATAGTATCTGCAGAGAATGTCTGTGCAGCACCCACTGTATTCATGTCTGGCCCGTTTGTATTACCAAAAACGGATCTTATATCGGAAATACCGTAATTAGTCACTGCAACAGCAACTCTGGTATTTTCTACACCATCTATAATAAAGTTTTCATTCTTAATAAAGTCTCCTTTTACATCATATACTGTAACAGCAACACCAGATGAAACAGGAGATTTTATAAATGCACTCGCACCACTAAATTTTCCTTTTATATGACTAGGAACAGTTAATGTAATGGGTTCATTTAAAGTTATCTCTGTTACTGTTTGGATGTCATAAAGAGTAAGATCCCATTCATTTATATTTTGATTACTTCTATCATATGATCCTGATTCTAAATCAAAATCATATACTCTTGCCAATCCTATTTCCTTACCTGCAGGAAGAGTGGCTGCCGTTCCTACTCTTGTATCTCTAAGACTTAAAACATAAGTATTACCAATACCTATTTGAGGACTTCCATATGCATTATTTAATTTTAAAGTTGCACCAGTATTATAGTTTATTCCCTGATCTTCGAGAGTCGCAGTTGTTCTTGGTTTTTCAAAATCAAGATATGTTGAACTGATAGTCTCTACATCATATCCTTTTACAAACGCTCTACCTGGAGAAATTTGATAAAGTCCAAGATTATCGGAAGGAATTAATCCACCATATGTTAATTGATTGGGATTAAATACACCATTATTCCCTTGGTAATTATCTAAAGATTCTTTTACACCAACACCAAAAGGTTTGACATAATAATCACCAGATTCTGCATATGTCCTTCTGGCTAACTCATCTTGTAGGATATTATAATCAGTTGTAGTAGTTTGATTTTTTAAAATACCATTTTCTACAGTCGCTAATTGAACAAAATTATTATCATCAAAATCATCTAAATCTTTTTTAATTAGAGAAGTTGTTATTCTCAGTCTATCTGCACCAGGAGCAGAGAAATTATTAAATCCTCTGGAATTATCATTCAACGCAGGATTCATATCTGCATTGATTATTGATTCATTAATAAAGAGACCAATTCTATAATTTGGAGTATTGCTTAATCCATCTAAAATAATATTTTGATCTGCTACTTCTACAAATCTTCCCTTGGCAAAATAAATTCCACTTTTTATAGTAAATGATGATCCACTTATATTTGCACCTGTAACCAATGTTGATCCAAATGGTTCTCCTGCAGCGATTGTAGTGGCTCCAGAAATTAAATCTATACTAGATGTCAATAGTTCATTATCAGAAAAAATTCCCTGAAGATTATTTGTAGAATCTGATCCTAGATAACTTATATAAAGAATAGGATTTCCAGTTTCTGAATTTTTTCCAAGAATACATTTAGCAACAGTAGCAGTAACACCTGATGTCAATCCAGTAATCTTAGCTCCAACTAATTGACCCAAATAATTAGATACTGGAACTCCTAAAAAACTTAATTCTAATTGTATACCAGCATATTCTTTATTATAATAAGTATTTCCTGGTACTACTTTTGAACCTTCTTTGAAAAAGTGTTGACCAAATTTTTCAACTTGATTTTGTAATATTGATTGTAAATTATTTAACTCTCTTGCCTGAACTGGATATCCAGGCTTAAAGAGTACACTGTAATAGTCATTACTTGCATTAAAATCGTCAAAGTAAGGTGCGACGTTTAGATTGGTTTCCTGAGACATAATTCTTTAGAATTGCAAAATGACTTTGATATCTTCTTTTTGGTTTGTTGATCTAGTGATCGACGGTCTATTATCAACGTAAATAATATCTCCAGAATACTTTTTAACTTCTGGATTGGCCACACCTGCGGTAAATGACTGACCAAGATAATAAGTCCTACTATTTATTACAGTAGAGAGACCTGTAAAGGATGTATTGATTGCTAGGGTTTCAGATCCCCCAACAATATTAAAGGATCCACCAGATTTAATGTTTGCAGTAAATCTATCCATTTGGAATCCATAAGTAGGATCCGTATTTGCACTACCATCTGTATTAAAACCAGAGGTAGATCTGTCCTGCCAATACTTCAGAACAGAGGTTGTTTGATCATAAGAAATAACTCTTCCTACAGCTGTTGAACCAACTCCTATAGTTTGAGTAACAAAAGCATCTGCATTGAACGTAGCGGTACTAGCACCAGCACCAGTCAATCTTAAAGCATATACTGCACTTGCTTTATCTAATTCTAAATTTTCAGTAGAATTAAATGCCTCAGGATTTTGAACAATACCCACACGAGCAAATTCGTTGCCAGTTATAAAATCAGGGTTCTCTGCATCATTTTCAATTCGAGCATAAACTAGAGCATTTTTAGCACCCAGTTCTCTATAGATGTCAGCACCATGTCCACCCTGAGGAGGAATGATAACGTTGAATGCAGCTGCACTGGTTCCTGTAGGAACTCCACCTTCTGCTAAATCTAATGTTCCAAAACTGTAACCAGAACCACCCTTAGAAACAGTAACTGATTCCACTTTAGAACTACTATTAATTACAACTGTTGCTTCTGCACCTTGACCATCACCATTAATTGGAACTTTAGTATAAGTTTGATTAGCAGTTCCTAATCCAACACCTCTATTTGTAACAGTAACAATCTTGAGTTGACCACTAGTTGATGCATTATCTCTTACTGCAGCATCAGCACTATTAGTTGCCCAATCTGCAGGAACAGGCATAAAATCAGTCGAGTCAAATTTTACAATATCACCTGGTTTAATAGTATACAAATACTTCCAAATATA